CTCGACACAGGAAAGAGCCGCCAGGAGACGCTTCAGAGCCTTGGGCTTCGGAACGTGCGCATCCTCGAGAAGCACGCCAAGGCCGATTCGATCAACGCTGCGCGCGTGACGCTCCCTCGGTGCCGGATCGATCGCACCAAGTGCGAGGATCTGATCAAGGCGCTCGATGCCTACCAGTGGAAGTGGGACGAGCAGCACCAGATTTTCTCTCAGACCCCGCTCCACAACTGGGCTTCGCATGGTGCGGACGCCTTCCAAACGCTGGCCTTGGGCATTCAGGAGCCGCACCAGCGCCATTTCCCGTCCGATCTGCCGCAGGGGGCGGTGACGGACTTCGACGTGTTCAGCCTGTGAGCTGAACGAAAAGGAGATCCCATGGGCTACACGGGCGAAATCAGCATGCCAGATCCCACGACGGAGGCACTCAAGAAGTCGAATCGTCTCACTGGCATGAGCGATCAGGACGTGTTCCGCGCCAAGAGCCTGCTCGAATCCAACGCCACGGCGTCGGACTTTGATCTCTCGGGCCTGACGCTCAAGGACGTGATGGCCGAGTACGAGGCGCGCCAGAAACGCCAGGGCCAGATCGCGCAGCGCATGGATCAACCCGGACGGCAGCAGACCGTTCTCACCGAGCGCACGCCCGCCACGCTCGGCAACCCCTTGCTCTAAGGATCGGAGAGAGCCATGAAGAACCAAGAAGTCTCGCGCTACATCCAGCGCCACTCGGAGCTGAAGAGCGAGCGACACATGTACGAGTCGCTCTTTCAGGAGTGCTTTGACCACTTCCTGCCCCGCAAGGCCGACATCGTGGCCAAGCGGAGCCCTGGCCAGAAGCACAACCGCCCGATGCTGTTCGATTCGACGGGCATCCAGGCCAACGAGCTGCTCTCGGCGACGCTCTCGTCGGGCCTGACCAATCCTCAGACCACGTGGTTCTTCCTGACGACGGGCGACGAAAAGCTCGATCGCGACGATGAGGTGCGGCTGTGGATGGCGGACACCCTGCTTCGCCTGCACGCGATCATCAACGGATCGAACTTCCACTCCGAGAACCACGAGTTCAATCTGGATCTGGGCGCCATCGGCAACGGCTGCATGTTCGTCGAGGAAGACGACTCGACTGTGGTGCGCTTCGCCGCTCGCCACATCGCCGAGACTTGGATCGACGAGAACTCGACGGGCATGGTGGACACGCTCTACCGCGAGTACGAGCAGACCGCTCGCCAGCTCGTGCACGCCTTCGGAGAGAAGAACGTGCCGGCCAAGATCGCGCGCATGGCCAAGGAGCCGGGCGACCAGCAGAAGTTCCGCGTGCTTCACGTGATTGAGCCGCGCGAAATGAAGGGCAAAAAGGCGGGCCCCAAGGGCTACGCCTTCGCCTCGAAGTACATCCTCTGCGAGGACGAGGCGACCCTTGAGGAGGGCGGCTATCGCGAGCAGCCCTTCATGTTCGCTCGCTGGGGCAAGGCCTCGGGCGAGAAGTACGGTCGTGGCCCCGGTCAGACGGCGCTTCCCGACATGAAGATGCTCAACCTGATGAAAAAGACGACGATCGAAGGCGCGCAGCTTACGATCCGTCCCCCGCACGTGCTGCCGCACGACGGCTACCTGCTTCCGATCAAGTGGGTTCCGGGCGGGACGATCTACGCAAAGGCCGGGCACAACACGGACTCGATCAAGCCGCTCCTCCAGAACGCGCGCATCGACTTCGGCATCGAGTTCGTCCGCATGGTGCAAAAGCAGGTCATGGAAGCCTTCATGGTGGAGCGATTCCAGCTCCCCAACGGCCCCCAGATGACGGCGACCGAGGTGATGCAGCGGACGGACGTGATGTACCGCTACATGGGACCGATGCTGGCAAATCTGCAGCACCAGTACCTCCGGCCGCTCATCGATCGGGTGTTCGCGATCGCCTACCGCAAGAAGCTCATCGCCACGGCTCCCGAGGCCCTGCAGGGCAAGGACGTGTCGGTGCGCTACTCGAGCCCGGTCGCCAAGGCCCAGCGTGCGAGCGACGGCCAGTCGATCATGAACGCCATCCAGGCTGCGGCCCCGTTCATCCAGGCTGATCCTGCGGTGCTCGACAACCTCGACGGGGATGAGGCGCTTCGCCACATCGCCGAGATCTACGGGGTGCCGGAGCGGATTCTCAGGGCTCGCTCGCAGATCCAGAACATGCGGCAGGCCCGCCAGGTCCAGCAGCAGAAGATGCAGCAGATGCAGGAATCCCAACTCATGGCGCAGAACATTCAGGCCGCAGGGCCCGTCGCCATCCAAGCCCAGAAGGAGGGGCTCGTTCCGTGAGTCAACCCAAGAAGCACATCACCACGCTGAAGGATCTGAAGGCAGTCTTCGGGTCCGACCAAGGCAAGCGCGTCCTGTACGGTCTGATGCTCGAGGCGGGCCTTCTGGCCCCCTCCTCGTCGCTCGACGCGCAGAACTTGGCCTTTGAAGCGGGCAAGCGGCACATCGTGCTCTCGCTCGTCAACAACCTCAAACTCGACGTGGCGGCCCTCGAGCGCGCGATCGAAGAAACGTCCTACCAGGAGATGACCGGATGAGTGATCCGACGACCGAACCGACCCCGAACGCCCCCGCTTCGACGGGAGGCACCGTCCTCTCGCAGGCCGCATCGAGCGCCCCGGCCCCTTCCAGCCAGCCGCAGCTCCCTGAGTGGCTGGGCGGAAGCGTGCCCGACGATCTCAAGAGCGAGCTTCCGACGCTCTCGCGCTTCAAGACTCCGGCGGATCTGGCGAAGTCCTACGTGCACTTGAACAAGAAGCGGAACGAGTCGCTCGCGGTTCCGGCTGAGGATGCCAAGCCCGAGGACTGGGATGCGTTCTACGCGAAGCTCGGCCGTCCTGAGTCGCCCGACAAGTACGAGCTGAAGCTGCCTGAGGGCGCTCCCATGAACGAGGAGATGCTCAAGGGGTTCAAGGAGCTTGCCCACAAGTCGGGCATCCTGCCCAAGCAGGCCCAAGCGGCGCTCGAGTGGTACCAGGGCGTCAACAAGCAGGCCGTCGAGGCCTACGAGGCCAAGAGCAAGGAAGCCGTCAACGCTCTGCTCCAAGAATGGGGCGACAAGAAGGACGAGAAGCTGGCGCGCATCGGCCAGGCGATGGCGGAGCTCGTGGACCCGAAGGACCGGGAGGCGCTCGAGAAGTCGGCCTGGGGGAACTACCCGCCGCTGCTCCGGCTGCTCGACAAGGCGGCGGATCTCCTGAAGGAAGCGCCCGTTCGCGGCGAGAACACGAATCGCTTCGACGGCGACACCAAGGCCGTGCAGAAGCGGATCGCCGAGATCCAAGCGAACCCGGCGTTCCTCAATCGCTCGCATCCTGAGCGCGAGGTGCTGATGAGCGAGTGGCGTGAGCTGCACGAAAAGCTCTACGGCACGGACAACGCTTTCGCTTCGGCCTGACCGATCGGTTGACAGGTCTCTCACGAGACGCGAAAATGGGGGCTCAAGGGACAACCTCGCGGTTCCCGCGAGCCCCCTCCTAGAGGGCAGCAATGCCTTCCGTTCGTAGGACCCACGTGACGGGTCTAGGAGACCCCCGGCATTCACCGGGACAACTCTTCCGCAAAAGTCGAACTCTTCAACTTTTCACGGGAGACGTATGTCTACTCAAATCACTACCGCCTTCGTCCAGCAGTACGGATCTGCCTTCCGTATGCTGGCCCAACAGAAACAGTCGCGCCTGCGCCAAGCCGTTCTCAGCGAGACGGTCACGGGCACGAACGCCTACTTCGACCAGATCGGTGCGCCCTCGGCCCAGCTCAAGGGTGCGCGCCACGGCAACACGCCGCAGATCGACACCCCGCACTCGCGCCGTCAGCTCTCGCTGGCTGCCTACGTGTGGTCGGACCTGATCGACTCGAGCGACAAGGTGCTGATGCTCGGCGATCCGACCTCGAGCTACATTCAGGCTGGCGTCGCCGCCCTGAATCGCTCGATGGACGACGTGATCATCGCCGCCGCCCTGGGCACGGCGAACACGGGCGTCTCGGGTGGCACGCCGGTTGCCCTGCCGAACTCGCAGAAAGTCGTTTCGGCCAACGCGGGCGGCACGGCCGGTGCGCGCCTGAACGTGACGGCTCTGCGCCGCGCTCGCCAGAAGTTCCTGGCGGCCGACGTGGACCCCTCGACCCCGCTCTACATCGCGGTCGATGACGTGCAGCTCATGAGCCTGCTCGAGGACACCCAAGTGACCTCGGCGGACTTCAACACGGTCAAGGCGCTCGTCCAGGGCGAACTCGACACGTTCATGGGCTTCA